TCCCCTTTTTGAAGCGGGACAAGTATGGGCTCCTGACGAACGTTGGGCAGAAGAAGTTATTGAAGAATGTGCCGCTTTCCCTTATGGTGAGCATGACGATTTAGTCGATTCAACAACACAAGCGTTGCTGCGATTTAGACAAGGTAATTTTATCAGTCTAGAGTCTGATTATGTGGATGAACCACGATACATTGAACCGAGAGAATACTATTAATGGTAAATTTATTTGACGAAGATTCTGGTTTTCTAGACCTACCAATGCCTGGCGCTGAAACCGATCCTCAAACAGGCGTAACAGATTTTAATCTTGGTGTAGCTCCTCCTCTAACACAACAACAGAAAATAGATGCTTACGGTCCTAGTGGTCGAGACATTGTTAGTAGAAATATTATTTCTGGTATGTCAAATTTATATGATTTTTTAGCACCTAATGAAGAACAACTAGCAAGACTTAGAGCAATACAAGCAGAGAATCAAAAAATAGCAGATCAAACAGGGATGAAGCTGACTGAATTAAATATGATGTTTGGTTATGGAGATCCTCGTGGAGATATATTGACAGACATGGGTTATATAAGACCTACCCTTAGTATGAATTTAACACAAGGAAGAGACTTTTTATTTGGAGCACAGAAAAAAGGATTTGATAAATTAAAAGAGGGTGCTGACTTTCTTGACCTTACAGGGGAAGAACAGTTTGGTATTGTACTATCTCCGTTAGATTTATTGGATATAGGTGGTTTAAGTTTTGGTTTAAAAAAATTAGCACAACTAGGCTTAAAAAAACTTGGAGCTAAATCAACATTAGCAGATGCCGCGAAAAATGGAGAGATTATGAAAATGCTATCCGATAGCGAAGTAAAAGAAATAATACAAAAACTAAAACCAGTTATAGACGGCGAACAAGAATTTTTATTACGACAAGCTACAGGAAAACAAACAACAACTCCAAAAACAACAGGAGCTCTTACAACTAAAGATGAAATTTTTGGATTAGGAGATGACTTACGTGCACCAAAACAAGTTGATGAACCTGTCTTGAAACAAGAACCGTCGCCCGTGAAATCTACGAAAGTAGAGGAACCTATAACTATTGACGATGTATTAGAAACAACGCAAAAAGATTTAGTTGGTAGAAAAGCTTTTCAGGGTAAAAGACCAGGAGATATTATTGGTAAAGCAGAAGAGCCAAAAGATCCTTTCTTAACACCTGATGAGCCTATTTCAGCGCCGATGACAAAAATTGAAGAAATAAAAGCTAAAAAAGAATCAAAGACAACTGCTGCTAAAGATCCTGTTGTAATTGAGTTACAACAAAAAGTACCTAATTTTTTAGATTTAAGTGATGCGGAGAAACAATTAGTTGCTTCAAAGTTCGTGAATATCATGTTTTCTCCAGCAAAGAAGAAAGCTTTATTTGAAACTCTTTCAAATAACCAAATCATAAATTTAAATAACTACGTTAAAAGAAATAATTTAGCGACACCAGAGATGGTAGACTTGTCTACAAAAATATCAAAAGAATTTTCACCTTCCTTTAGTAAAGAAAAATTAGCTAGTGATGATGACATAATTACAATGTTTGAAAATATTGAAAATTGGAAAAATTCTCCTGACGGTAAGATGGATAAAACAGGTTATAGTTTAAGTGGTGAAACTTTAAGGGAGGTAATGTCGGGAGGTGATAAAAAATTATATGATTTATTAATACCCACGCAAAGATCCATTATTATAACTTCTTTAAGGGATGATTTAAATAATATTGGCTTAACTGATATAGCGAGTATAGGAGATAAAATAAAAATTCCACAAAGTAAATCAGCAAGAGAATTATTAGTAGAAATGGATAGATTGACTTTTCCAGAGGGTTATAACTTTATAACCAGTGGCCTTGTAGATGCTTCACAAAAACTTGACTATAATCAAGCGACAAAAAAAATTGTTCAATCTTTACAGGATAAAGGGGATGGATATCTAGCAAATGCTGCCGCTGGTTTTATGGAACAGACGTTAAACAGAATGCTTCGTCAAGCAGTGAGAAAAGATATTCCTTTAGAAGAAATTTTTAAAAAAGTAAATTCTATTGATGCTGATGGCATTGCTGACATATTAGCAAGAAGACAAAAATATAATAACAAAATACAAGATTTTTTAGTAGCAGGATATGATGTTGATTTTGCTGAAATAGGTCACATTAAAGCCATTGGTGAGGATGCTCTTTTAGCTCTTGATATTGATAATCTTGCACTACAATCAGCAAAAGCAAACGGAGCTGAATCTAGACTTAGAAATAAAATTAAAAATATAATTAAAGACCCAGATAATCCAAACGCACCAGAGGAAATAGATGAGGTAATTAAAGAATTAACAGATTTAGGTATTTCTACAAAAGTTGGAGATACTCTTTATGGTACTGCTCGAAGCATAGAAGATGATTTAAGGTCTTTGGAAATAGGAGCAAGTGATGCTATATTTGGAACTTATTCTAAAGGTGGTGTAGTAGAAGAAAGACCAGCAGGTCCAGGCTTACCTCCTCAAGACCTAGACATATTTCAAGATGACCTCCCTGAAGGATCATATGAAACAGCAAATCTTATGTTACCTTTCTTTAAATTATTTGGTAAAGCACCTGTTAACGAGGTTGCACCAATACCAATACCAAAAGACAAATTAACAAATCCTACAAAAAAACAAGCGGAGAGTTTAGAGTCAACAAAAGCTAAAAGAGCAGAAGAAGATATATTTGATCCTACACCTAACGAACCAGTAGAATTAGATCCAACAATGCCTGTTGAGGTTACACCAATAACACAACAACCAATGACTTCTGTGTTTTATTCAGACATAGAACGTGCAATGACAAACGCACCTGATCAATTTGCAAACAAACAAGAGCTCCTTGATTTCTTAAACAAAAACAGAATTAAAAAATCCGAGGTCGACGATTATCGTATCAATTCTTTGTTACGATTATATGATGACAATATGCCAATACCTAAAGGTGATGTTCTTTCACAAATCAGAACAGCTCCAATCAGTGGTATGAAAGTGCATGCAACAGGTTCAGGGTCCGAGATCATTAATCCAAATGGCGAGAAAAGCACACGTTATTCAGGATACTTTGAGCCAGGTTCTATACCAGATACACAACGTGAAAGAGTTTTATATATTAACAGAGATAAATTACCAGGTGACACAGGCGAATACCCACAATCCATGTTTGGTGGAGAGACTATACAGCGTCATGAGTTTGGTATACCTAATGAAGCAGATACATACGTGATCGGTTGGACGCGGCTCTCGGACCGTTTTGGTTTTATACCACCTAAAGTTGCAGGACCTGAAACAAAAATAAATCTTAGACAGACAACTAAAGAATTAAATAAAAATCAAAGAAGTTTGCAAGGTTTATATGCTGAGGCAAGAAGTAAAATAGAACGACTAGCTAATCAACGAGGAATGAGTCAAGCAGACATTAATGACATAATGATTGATTTTGGGGGTGATACTCCTAAACTATCTATCATAGCAAAATATGCAGATCAGTTAGATGAGATAAGCCCAGGTTTAGTTAATCAAATGGACGAGCTCGTTGTAAAGAATAACGAGTTACAAGAACAGATAACCAAAGCATCGGGCGTTGATCCGAGCGGCGTGGTTCGTGTGACGTTTGCTGATGAGATACAATCTGATTTACTACAAGCGGCGGCAGCACGTAAACAACAACTGGCCGCGGCCCTTCGTAAGATACAAGAAGAAGGCGACACGACAAATTTACAAGGGCTTAATAGATTAGCAGAAGCAACAATGGATTTTTATGAAAAGAATAAATCTGTATTTAGACCACTAAAGAAAACAGACAAAGAAATAAATGTATTATCACAAAAAATAACAAAGATGGATGAAGAGGTAGATGAAATAGTTAATAAATATATTCAAACAAGAGAAGTAAGCGATGCAGATCTATCAAGACTGTCTGGTTTATTAAATGATAATCTTGATCAAATGTTAAAAGAAATAATTGAAGTAGATTCAAGAGCGATGGACGGACTATTTCCTGATCTACCATTTAAGAATAGAGACGAGTGGGCGGATGCCTTAATTAAAAAAGACTTATATGAACTAGCGTACAGAAAGTTTGTATTAAAAGATCCTGATGCATCCTCCTATTATGCTGTATCACCATCAAAATATGTAAGTAAACGATATAGTTTTGAAGGAAATGCTGCAACATCTGAAGCTGATAGAGCGGCCGATAAAGCAAGACGCTTTGAGGCTTTTAAAAGAGATGGTCAGTTTATAGATTCACGATACAAAGGTATTGGTATGGATGAGTTTTATGGTGGTCCCGATTCTGTTTCAAATGTAATTGATAATTCAGGAACAGCGGCTACTAACCCTAATTTTGGAAAACCAAAACACTACACATCTACAATAGAAACAATATTAAAAAGACAAGCACAGAGTAATAACTCAGAAATGATTACCATGCCTGTACAAGTAAAAAGTGGAAGAGGAACTACACAATATCGTGTCACCGATCAAAATGGTAACATGGTAGCAACGTTAACCAATGAAGATCAGGCAAGACAACTGCTTGTATCAAATGCAAATTATAGAATTCAGCCTATCTCCATACCTAACAAAAAAGACATGGAACCAGTTTTTGCTATTAAAATTACTCCTGAGATGTTAGAACCATATAAGACACATAAAGCGCAAGGTGGACTTGTTGAGCATATTGATATATTTGAGGTATAATGGTTGAGAGAAGAATAACGGGTGAACCTACAGAAGTAATAGCTGAAGAAATAACAGTAGAGACTCCTGATGAAATAACAGTTGAAAACATTGAAATGACAGAAGACGGTGGGGCGTTAATTAACCCACTTGAACAACAAGAAGAAGTAGAATTTGATTCTAACTTAGCTGAGTACATGGATGAGAAAGATCTACAGGATATGTCATCTGATCTTATTGGTGATTACAAAGAAGATAGCTCTTCTAGAGAAGAGTGGTATGATGCTTACGCAAAAGGATTAAAACTACTTGGCTTTAAATATGAAGATAGATCACAACCATTTCAAGGAGCAAGTGGTGTAACACATCCTCTATTATCAGAGACAGTTACACAGTTTCAAGCTCAAGCCTACAAAGAATTATTACCTGCAAATGGTCCAGTCAGAGTACAAATGATTGGTAAATCGGATCCACAAAAAGAACAACAAGCTCAACGTGTGCAAGAGTTTATGAACTATCAAGTAATGCATGTTATGGAAGACTTTGATCCTGATTTAGATCAAATGTTATTTTATTTACCATTATCAGGTTCAAGTTTTAAAAAAGTTTATTATGATTCTACAATGGGAAGAGCTGTATCAAAGTTTATTCCTAGTGAAGAATTAATTGTTCCTTACACAGCAACAGATTTGGGAACAGCAGAACGAATTACACATGTACTAAAAAGAACAGAAAATGATATTCGTAAACTACAAGTCACAGGTTTTTACCGTGATGTAGATCTAGAAGAATACGAAGATCCTGACACAAATAATATTCAAGCAGAAGTTAATCGTTTGGATGGTGTGAAAGAAACAGGGTCTTACAAGAATGATTCATATACATTATTAGAAATGCATGTTGATTTAGACGTGCCAGGATTTGAAGATCCTGACGGAATTAAATTACCTTACATTGTAACAATAGATGAAGGCTCTGGTAATGTTTTATCTGTATACAGAAACTATGATGAACAAGATTCTTTAAAAAAGAAAAAACAATATTTTGTACATTACAAATTTTTACCTGGTCTTGGTTTTTATGGTTATGGATTAATTCATATGCTTGGTGGTTTATCAAGAACAGCGACAGCAGCTCTTAGACAATTACTTGATGCAGGCACATTAGCAAATTTACCCGCAGGTTTTAAAGCTAGAGGTTTGCGAATAGCAGATGATGATAGCCCTATACAACCAGGTGAGTTTAGAGATGTCGATGCACCAAGTGGAGATCTGCGTGCAGGATTAATGCCTTTACCTTACAAAGGTGCTGATCAAACTTTATTTCAATTATTAGGTTTCGTTGTACAAGCAGGACAACGTTTTGCTTCTATTGCTGATCAAAAAATTGGTGACAGTGTAGCAGCAAATGCACCTGTAGGAACGACAATGGCTTTGATCGAAAGAGGATCAAGAGTCATGAGTGCAATACATAAAAGATTACACTATGCACAAAAAACAGAATTTAATTTATTAGCAAAAGTATTTAAAGAATTTTTACCTCAAAGATATCCTTATGATGTAGGCAGTGGCGCTGTACCGAGTATTAAATCAACTGATTTTGATGATCGTGTTGATATTATGCCTGTGTCCGATCCAAATATTTTTTCTATGTCGCAACGTGTTACGTTGGCACAAACACAATTACAAATGGCACAATCTGATCCAAAATCTCATAACATATATGAAGCATATAAAAGAATGTATCAGTCTCTTGGTGTAAAAGATATAGATGCTATATTACCACCACCCGCAACACCTAAGCCAAAAGATCCTGCTTTAGAAAATTCTGATTCATTACTTGGTAAAAAATTAATTGCTTTTAGAAATCAAGAGCACCAAGCACATATGGATGCACACAGAACATTTTTGTCATCAATGTTGGTTCGTAATAATCCTCAAGCAACTGTTTTATTACAAGCACATATAATGGAACATATATCTTTATTAGCAAGACAAATTGTTGAAGCAGAAAATCAAGAACAAATACAAGCGGAAGCAGCTAAGTTTGGAGGTAAACTACCACCAGAGCTACAAGCTCAGTTCCAAGAAGAGATGGAACGTCAAATTTCGTTAAAAGCAACAGAATTTATTGAAGAAATGTTTATTGAAGAGCAACAATCTATGGAAGGTCAAGGTCAAGACCCTCTTGTTGGATTAAAACAACAAGAATTACAGTTAAAAGCACAAGATATTCAAAGAAAAGCACAGAATGATCAACAAAAACTTGATTTAGAAGGTGCAAAACTTGATCAAAGTGCAAAAATTGCACAGGATAAGATAGATTCTAACGAAGATATTGCACAATTGCGTGCAAATGTTAATCTAGATAAACAAAATGCAAAAAATGTTAACAGCGACAGATAAATTACAGGAATATTTTAACGAATTGATGAATTTTGCTGATACAGGCGTAACAAGTCAAGAAGAACAAATACTTTTAGCAGGTGCAATGATGGGTGTAGCAAAAATGCTGTATCATAATAATCTTACAGAACAGGAATATAATAATATTATGAACCATAACGGAAGAGACTTGCTAAATCTGTTAAAACCTACTATACATTAACTATTATGCCTTTATTTTCAGTTGAATCAAGAACCAGAGCGCCTACTAAAAGAAAACAAAAGAAGGCTCGAGCAAATAAATTTGCACGGGACGCAGAAAAAAAGCTGAAGAAAAATCCACCTAAAAAAGCACCTCCAGGAACTAAAATAGGTTCTGGCAGAAAAGATAAAAAAGGTGTTCCTCATGGTGTTGATGACGGTACAATTTACTTAAAAGACGGTGGCTCAGCATCCAAGTTTCCTGATCTATCAGGTGATGGTAAAGTTACACAAAAAGATATTCTTATGGGCAGAGGAGTTATTAAAAGAAAACGTGGTGGTGATGTTCATCCACCAAAGAAAAAAAGAGGAAATTATGGACCTAATAAAGGTAAACCATTTAAAGCAATGGGCCCTGTAGGAGGTGTTCCAGTAAATAAATCTGGAACAAAAATTATGGCTGGTAAACAATTAAAAACAATAGCTAAATCTGTTGGTGTTTCAGGCGCTACGGCTGGATTAGCTTCAGGAATTGGTAAATTAGCAAAAAAGTTAGCAGGTAGACTAGCTACACGCGGTTATGGAAAGGCAAGAAAATGAAATTTAAAAATGCAAAAATGACGGAAGTACCTCAAAAAAATCCGTTTCCTAACAGAGAAACTGCTTCAACTGCTGAAGTAAGTATTTCTCCTTTTGTAGTAAAAGATAACAAAGGAAGTGGACCTCAAGGGCAAACGAGCAGAATGCAAATTAAAAAAGTAGCATTCAAAGGCGTAAAATAGTATAATCCCCAACTTAACAAAGGAGGTTTTATGAACCTATTAAAAGATCTATGGAACCATATTAAAGAATGGTCAGATTGGAAAATGAAGGATTGGATAAAGGCCGCTATCGTAGCGATCGTAGTTATCTGGGTAATTAGCTGGATGACAGGCGGAGCAGCATAGTGCTTAATCTTCTCGGCGGTTTACTTGGTGGTGGAAAAGGCGGAGCCTTAGCAACCATTTCAAAAGTTGTCGATGAACTTCATACGAGTGAGGAAGAAAAATTAGATAAAAAGATATTAATGCAACGCTTACAACAAAAGCTTGCAGAAAAACAGTTAGATGTTAATGCAAAGGAAGCCAGCCATCGCAGCGTATTCGTTGCTGGCTGGCGACCTGCTATAGGATGGTGCGGAGCTGGGGCATTGTTCTTTGCCTTTATCCTGTCTCCCTGTATTGAATGGTATGCAAAATTTTCAGGTATAGATATTGTACCGCCTGCCATCCAGACTGGTCCCTTACTAGCAATTGTCACCTCAATGCTCGGCGTATCGGGCCTCAGAACTTTTGAGAAGGCAAAAGGAATCGCTAAATAGTGGTAAAATACATTAAATTTAAAGGATCATTACAACCAAAATCTTTAATGATGGCAACTGATGCAAAATTAGCTCAATTACGAAAAGTAGGATATAAGCAAGGTAAAGATTATGATGTTGTTTCCAAAAAAATAGCTCTTGAAAGAAAAAAAAGAGGCGGTTTAGTTAAGAAGAAAAAGAAATGACATACGACGAATTAGCTGGTTCAGTAAAATTATCCGAAGGTTTCAGAGATCACGTATACATAGATACCGAAGGATTTCGTACAATAGGCTGGGGTCATAAAGTAGTACATGAAGATAATTTTGAAGATGGTAAAGCATATACCAAAGAAGAACTACAAGAAGTATTTGATAAAGATTTAAATAAAGCAATTGGTAAAGCTAGAACACTTATGGAAAATAATGGTGTTTCTGATTTACCTACAACTGCACAACATACTATTACAGAAATGGTATTTCAACTTGGGCCTACAGGCGTGTCTAAGTTTAAAAATATGTGGAAATGCCTGCAGGACCGAAATTTTGAAGGTGCGAGTTTAGAGATGTTAGACTCGAAATGGAATCGTCAAACTCCAAATCGCTGTAAAAAATTATCGGATCAAATGAAATCATGCGGCTAGAAAATTTATTCACTTATTTTAAAAAACAATTAAAAGCTAGACAAGACACTATAAGAGAAGCTATATATAATGGTGTAAAAGATTGGGACGAATATCGGTATCTGACTGGTAAACTTCGCGGTCTTGAAGAAACTGAACAGGAACTCACGGACCTGCTAAGAAAAACGGAGCTAGATGATGACGAAACCTAAATTAATTGTACCAAAACATGTTTGGGATGGTGCACAAACAGAAAAAACGAAAAACGAATTAGAAAAAGTTCCAAATCCAGTAGGATGGAGAATAGTTTTATTTCCTTTAAAATTAGAAAAGAAAACAAAAGGTGGTATTCATCTAACCGATGATACAATTCAAGAATCACAAATAACAACAAATATTTGTAAAGTATTAAAGACTGGTTCTTTATGCTACACAGATAAAGAGAGATACCCCGATGGTCCTTGGTGTAAAAAGGGTGATTGGGTTATAATAACTCGCTATGCAGGATCTAGAGTAAAGATTGATGGTGGTGAGTTGCGTATTATTAACGAAGATGAGATACTGGCAGTCGTTGATGATCCGAGAGATATATTGCCAGCTAACATATTATAAACATGGAGAACTCTATGCAAGAACAAACACAAAATGACAAAATGGTGCCGATAGATACTTCGGGAGACCCAGTCGAAGTGGAGTTAAACGAAGAAGGTAAAAAAGAAGAGAAGGTTACAGAACCTGAAATTAAAGTTGAAGAAGAACCTAAACAAGAAGGTAAAGAAGAAGAGCTTGAAGAGTATTCTCAATCTGTAAAAAGACGTATTGATAAACTTACACGTAAAATGCGTGAAGCTGAAAGACGTGAACAAGCAGCAATTGAATATGCAAAAAAAGTTCAAGAAGAAAATAAAAATTTGAATGTAATGTCTCAAGTGACTACTAAAGAAAGAGTTGCCTCTGATGAGCAAAGCTTACAATCAACTGAACAGCTTTTAAAAACAGCCTACACTCAAGCTGTTAATGATGGAGATGCTGAAAAACAAATGGAGGCTCAACAAAAAATAGCACAATTAGCTATTGAAAAAGAAAGATTGAGCTTACGTAAACGAAAAGTAGAACAACAAGAAATTCAAAAGGAAAAACCTGTTGAAGAGCCTTGGAATAATCAACAAGCTCAACCACAGGCTAGACCTGACCCTAAAGCTCAAGATTGGGCTGAAGATAACAAATGGTTTGGAACAGATAAGGCAATGACATATACTGCAATGTCTTTTCATGATGAATTAGTAAACGAAGGATTTGACGCGAGCTCAGAAGAGTATTATACTGAGATTGATCGAAGAATTCGAAAAGAGTTTCCTCATAAATTTGAGGATCAAAGTAAGCCGAGGCAAAAAGTTGCTTCAGCTACTCGAACAACGGCATCAGGCCGCCGCACTGTGAAACTCACACCGTCACAGGTAGCTATTGCAAAAAAACTTGGTGTGCCACTTGAAGAGTACGCAAAACACGTGAAGGAGAACTAACATGAGTACAAAA